TTAGTTATATAAATTTGATGTGTTGAAATTAACTGTTTTTTCTTGGTCTAATTCAGTATAAATATCTGCAGTTGTTTGATAGCTTGAATGCCCAGCAAGAGATTGAGCAACCTTGATATCAACACCTTTATTGTAGAGTTGAGTTATAAACATATGTCTCAACATATGATAGTTAAATGTAATGCCTAATTTCTCACAAGAACGAGCAAGTGACTTACGTAGCTTTTCGGATTTCATGTAATTCATATCTTTATCAAAAACAACATATTCACTTTCAGGATACTTTTTAAAATGTTTTTCTAAGATATCATGCAATTCATTTGAGACAGGAAGGCTACGATAACTTGCATCTGATTTTAAAGTTGTTTCTTTTATTTCAGTACCAACTCTTTGAATTTGTTTGTTGATTGAAATTATATTCTTTTGTAGATCAACATCTTCTCTTTTTAAACCAAGGCATTCGCTTATTCTTATACCTGTATATAATCCAATATAGAGAGCAACTATGTAATTATCGTTCTCTAGTATTTTATCTTTTCTAGGATGTTTATATCTATCGATAAGCATGTTGAATTCTTCAAGAGTAATAGTTTTTTTCTTACTTTGTGTTTTAATACCATTTAATTTCAACTTCACGTAAGGCTTTCTTGAAATATAGTTATTGTTATATGCAAAAGTAAATACTCCATTGATTATTTTATAAATGTTTTCAATTGTTTGCTTTGTATTGTTTTTGGCGAATTCATTCAATGTATTTTGAATATATTCATAATCAATCTTTGAAATATCACATTTACCCATTGTATCTTTCAAATGCTTATTATAAACAGAGTTTCTAACATACTTTGTTGATTCTTTGGTAAAAGGATCATTGATAATATATAATTGAAATATATCATCAAATGTATGCTTTTCAGTTTTTAAGTGCATATTTTCTTTTATCTTTGATAGCGTTTCATCAGCATATCTTTCTGCATCTATTTTTCTTACAAATCCACTCTTGGATATTCTCTTTTGATTTCCTGAAAAATCTTTATATTTTATGATCACTTCATAAACATAGCCATTTTTAGCCTTTTTAGACTCTCTTTTTCTAATCATAATATATTTACCTCCTAATATTTTTAGTGTATAATAGGAGTGCTATTTATTTGTGTCGTCAAAACAAAATTATAGCACTCGGGCACTCTTTCACGGCCAATGAAAGGGTGTCTTTTTTATTTACTGTTTTTTCAATTCAAATGTTTTACTTACGCCCTGCATAGATGCTGAGAATGAAATAACACCATTGTTGTATGTAAATTCTTTTGTTTCATCAGTTGATGCTAAAATAGAAGTTTCAGTTTGTTCATGGTCATTATTAGATACCCACGAATATTCATTTGTATCAGTAGTAGGGGCATCATAAGAGCCAACCCAATATATAGCGCTTTTATTTTCTTCTACAAAAACCCAATCAATTTCAATAACACCATTAGAAATAGTGGCTTTTAAATATGTTCCGTCAGTCGGATCACATTGCCATTCTCCTGTTAAATCCAAAGGTTCTTTCTTTTCTTCTTTTTTTGTTGTGGTTGTTTCTTTGGAAGATGAATTGTCTTTTGAACTGTTATTTCCGCATGCGGTTAGAGATAGAGACAAAGCCCCAATTAATGCTAGACTTAATAATTTCTTCATTTATTATCCCTCCATTATATATTTGTTACTAAAAAAACGAATACTATTATCTGAATATTTACATTTTAAAATACTTTCACATTGTATTTCTTTTGTTAGAATAAATTCGCATTATTTTTCAATGACATCCCTTTGAATGGAGGTGATGCCTATGATTTAAACCAACCATTTTTTATTTAAAAAAAGAGGGGAGGTCTAACCATGAAAAATAATGATTATCGACGTTACATAATAGATATGATCAAACATATCCATAGTAACATTGCATTAAAAGAAATCTACTTATTCGTGCAAAAATTCTTTTTACGTAAAAAATAAGTAGTAATTGGGCGACGATTAGTCGTCCTTTTCATTTATAAAGATATCTTTAATAAGATGTCTTTGTTCTTTGCTGAAGTTTACGTATCTTTTAATAACCTTTATATCAAATTCATTTAGATTATACTTGTTTGCCAACTGATCAAATAAATCTTTAGAAGTATTTAAAAACATATCTCCTATGCCATCTTTAAGCCAAGCGTAATTAATATTAAATTCTCTACAAATGGATTTGATTGTCTGCTCGCTTGGGTTTCGTTCGTTTTTTTCTAATCTCGATACTGATGTTTTGCTTATTCCAATTCTTTCACCAAACTCTCTTTGACTTAAGCTTAGTACAATTCTTAATTTTTTGATACGTTCTCCTAAACTATTAAGTTCGGTTAAATCATCTAAAAAAATGTCTTGATCATTAGAAAACATTTCTCCAATTCCACTTTTTAACCAATTTTGGTTGATTTTATATTCTTTACATATGAATTTTATTGTTTGTTCGCTCGGGTTTCTAATTCCTTTTTCTATATTAGAAATTGCAGCTCTTGTTATTCCAATACGTTTTCCAAATTCCTCTTGACTCAATTTTAACACTTCACGTATTTCTTTAATTCTTTCGTTCATTATTATCACCCCTTAAGGTGTATCAATCTTTTATTCGCTTATAAAAATATCATGCAGGTATTCTTTAATGACCTTTCTTTTTTCTTCTGTTAGCTGCATATAGCTTTTAACTATTTTTTTATCAAGTTCATCTAAATGATATTCATCTGCTACTTGTTCGAATAATGTGTTTGGTAGATCTGAGAACATCTCACCTAATCCTTCTTTAAGCCAAGCATAATTGACATTAAATTCTCTACATATTGATAGTATTGTTTGCTCACGAGGAGAATTCTCACCTTTTTCAATTTTTGAAACAGCGGTTTTTACAATGCCAATTCTTTCACCAAACTCTCTTTGACTTAAACCCACTATACTTCTTAATTCTTTGATACGTTCATTCACTTTTATCACCTCCTTGCACATTTATAATACACCCAAGGGTTGATTAAATCAACTTTTTTTATAAAAATCGTTGACTAAATCCCTTTAAGGGACTATACTGTAGATGTAATCAACGTAGTGGGTTACGCAATAGACGTAAAAAAAGGAGGTGTTTCAAATGTACGGTATGACATTAGTGTATGTTAATCATTTAGTTGAAAGCGGCAAAGGCTATTTGTGGGATGACTTAATGAAAGTCACAAAATTATTCATTGAAGCCAATCAAGAACAAAATAGTTAGAAAGGAGAGACTTTTAATGGGAAATGCTTCACTCATTGAATTCCGAAAATCATTGAATTTAAAGCAAAATGAAATAGCAAAGGAAATAGGAGTTTCACCTTCGTACTACTACAAAGTGGAAAGTGGATATCAAAATCCCAGTTATGAATTTCTAGCAAAATTTAAGAGAAGATTTCCTGATGCGAGTATTGATGTTCTGTTCTTTTAGTGGATTTGGGTAAATTCATTGGTTTTATTGATGCAAAGGTTGATATAAAAACAAAACGCCAATAAGTGCGCTATCCTTACTGACGTTTGTCTAAATTTATTTACTCTTTGTGTATGCAAGTAAAGAAGTTAAAAACTAAATTACTACATTATATAGCGCCTAATGCTTCTATGTACACATCATCACTTATGCAGTCTTAGTTCTGCATGATAGCCTAAAAAAGCTATTTAAAGGTTTGCCCTTTAGCTGATGATTTGTGGAAATTGATGCGGTTTATTTAGTGCTTAATGCACAAGTCTCCTTGCGGATTAATCCCTAAGTAATCTGCAGAGCAATTATTTTAACCTGTTTAAACTGTCTAGGTATCAGTACGTTTCCCCCACAATAAGAGAACAGGGCAAAATCAAAAGTTTTGTCAAAATGACCACTCTCCATTCTGCCACATAGGCAAGAATATTTTATCACAATTTGGAAATTTTTAAAAGGAGGTGAACACCATGGAAGATTACAAAAAAGAAAAGAGAGATATTGAAGACTTCATTAATGGCACAGTGAAGAAACTTTCTCCAGCAAACAAAGAAAAAGCGGTCTACATCATGCAAGGCATGATCATTGGACAACTTGCTTCTGAACAAGTTGAAATCTCTAAAAACATGATTGATGCAGTCAATCAATTTAATGAAGTAAGGTTATAGTTTGCTTTGACGGCACAAATAAAAGAGAAAGGGAAGAGGAAATCAAATGAAGGCAACACATTTTATCACTTTTACAATCGCATATTTAATTTGCTTAAAAGTAATGAAAAAAATAGAACCTGATAATTGGTTCTATAAATGGTATGCAACTATTATTTAGATACTTTATTCAGCTTATGTATTTCTTTCTTGATTAAAAACATAAAAAAGGTGGTGATGAGAAATGCAAAAACAAAAATGTGAAAGAGTAGACAATGTTGAGGAAAGAACATTGTTAGTTGTAACTGTTTTAAGAGGCAAAGGAACTAAAGAAGATGTGTGTAGATTTGTAGAGCTTTACTACGAAAAAGATAGAGAGGGGAACTATCATTTTCTATTTGATAAAGATCCTCGAAAAGAAAAAGAGCAAATTTAATTACTCTTTCTTAGCTTTGGTTTTTTCAGCAGATATAGCAATTATATCACCATAAAGCAATTCGGTTTCGTATCGTTCTACATACCAATCGTTTATAAGTTTTTCGATTACTTTAAGAAGTTTTTCTGCTTCACCTGGATCAATATCAACTATTACATTTATATCTTTTTCCATATGGGCACCAATATTACCGACTCTTCTTATTCCATCAAGAACTTTCCATTGCATTGCTGGGATTTTATGTTCAAGTTGATCAATTTCTTTAAATAGTGTGGATGGCTTGATTTTCCAAAAATCTCTAATCATTCCTTGCAAGCAACGTCTTGATAAGGTCGCTGATGCTTTAGGACTTAAATTAACAATAGCGTAAGCTTCTTCATAATCTTGTCTTATAGCTTTTGGAATATAATCAGGAAACTGTTTTGCTAAAGAAATAGGTTTTACATGAACTATATCAGTTTTTACTTTAGAACCAGTTCCTTGAGCATTAATGGAATATTCAAAGCAATGAGGGCATTTAAAAATACCAAGTGTAACTTCGCTTTCTTTAGGTGGAATAGTGCTGCCAAAAGGCACTTCAAATGATGGCTTTACTTTTTTATAAGTTGAATCATTGAGTTCGGCAGTATGGCTACAGTATGGACATTTAAAGTCATTAGGCATATTTTCACCTCACTTTCTAATTAAATTTCGATATTGCCGTACCGATAACTTAATTATAAAGAAAGAGATGAAGAATGTCGAAAACAATTAAATAAATTACTGATCATCCAGGAGCCAATCTCGACTCCTGAAGCAAATAAAAAACCATATAAATCTAATTGGAATTCCCATAACTGTGAAATTTGTCATTTTAAATAACACGAGACTGGTTCCTTGATGGTCAGTAGTAGGAAGGAGAAAAAGAAATGGAAGATGATCTTCAAAAAAGATACCCAATTACGTGGGCAGTTTTAAGAAATGCTATAGACAGAATAGCGGGCTGGAAAAACGTAACCCCACAAGCTAAAACAAGAAAGCAAGCGGAAATTGCGGGCGTTATTGTTGCGTTATCAAACACGTTATAGAAAGGAAGAAAAAAGTTATGACTAAAACAGAACAAGTTGAGGTTGTCAGAGAGAAAATAAATTTTGAAAAAGAATTTCTTGATTACCAAATCAAGCTTGTAAAAGAGGCAGAAAAAGAACTTGAAAACTGTTCTTATGAAGATATTCAAGAAAAACGTTCAAATCTTGGCATGCGACGTACAGCTGCATCCAGTCAGTGCATGTGTTTGTGTGGTGTTCTTGAACTTAGTTATGAATTGGATCTTATTTCAAAAGATGAATATAAGAATGTTCGTGAGCAAGCATTTAATAAAACTTTTAGATAGGAAGGATGTGAAATTATGAAGTGGTGGTTATGTATATCATTTTTGCTTAACATTTTATTACTGATCATGTTGGCTTATCTAAAAAAAGATCGTGATAGTTTTATGAAAATGTACTACAACTTGGCAAGTTTTGTTTTGAAAGCAAGAAGGGAAGGAAAACTATGAAACTATCAGCAAGAGGATTGGCCACAATCGTTATTATCGGTTGTTTCATTGGAAACTGTCTTGCAATTTTGGTCAGAAGTTTATAAAAAAAGTGCCCTTAAACAGGACACCAACATAGCATATAAATTATAAACAAATTCAGGAAGAATTGCAAATATGGATTAATTAAAAAACAAAAAAAGGAGGTAAATATTAATGGAAGCAAGACCTACAAAGATGCTTAAATTTCCAGAAGTTATGGAAGACTTGGGCGTTTCTCAAAATCAACTTCAAAATCTTGTAGAATTAGGTATTTTCAATCCTATCTATTTAGGAAAAGGTTGGAAGTTTTCTCAAAAAGAAATCCTTGATTTTCAAAGAGATTATGCAGGATTGGATGTCAGCAACTATGAAAAAGCCAAGAGTTGCAAAGAAATAGTTGAATCTCAAAAAAGATTATTACAGGGAGGAATTTCATGAAGAAACTAAACAAAGCAAAGGTTCTTGCAGTTGCATTAGGTATTTCAGTTTCAGCAAATATCGGAATGTATTTACATGGCCAATATTTACAAAATGAAATCGTAGATAGTCAAGAAGAAGTATTTGATTTAAAAGCAAGGAATACACTTTTAAAAGATACTTACAATGAACTTTTAGGACAAATGCAGGAAACACAAAATGAAGTTCAAAACTTGCAAAGTCAAGTAGAAGAACTTCAAAAATGAAGATCATTAGGGGTCTTTAGAATTACGGCGTATTGGTTTGGAGAAGATGAATATGGAGACTTGACTTCTACAGGAGTTAAGGCACAAGTCAATCATACAATCGCTGTTGACCCTGAAATAATCCCATATGGAAGTAAAGTCATGATTGATGGCCAAATTTACGTGGCTGAAGATTGTGGCGGAGCGATTAAGAATAACGTTATTGACGTATGGGTAGAAAATCAAAGTAACAGTTTTGGTGTCAAGTACACCGAAATATACATCAAAAGGGAGAAATAGTTATGGATAAAAAATTATTAGAAGACATCATCCAAACTGCAAAAGCTGCAGGTGCAGATGTCAAAGTTGTTCAAATTGGTTCAACTGAAAAGGAAGTAGATGAAAGACCAGCAGTACCGTTACTTAAATTAGAACTAAGCATCAAGAAAGATGGAGATGCGCTTTCGGTATTATCACACGGGGATTGGAACATCTTAGGAAGCCTTTTCTTAGAAATGGCTCCAATCAATATTGATATTGAAAAGGTCAAAGGAATGTTTACACCGGCTAAAAATGCTTTCATGCATTGCAGTAATGAATTGGATAACTACATCCAAGAACAATTTAAAGGAGCTTTAGAGGATGAAAAAGAAAGAATTAGAAGAAAGAGTTGCTGATTTAGAGAGTTCAATCATTTGCATGGAATGTAAGGATCATCTAGACAGTGATGATTATCTTCAACTTGGTTATCTCAATCAGGAATTAGCACAATGCAAAAAGGATCTAGAAAATGGAAACTACGAACTATGAGGAGTTCTTTCCTAATTGTAGTGTCAATTATGTAAAAGATGAAAAACATTGGCATCAATTAAGAGGAAAAGGAATCGGTGGTTCTGATGCAGGAATTGTAATGAACGTAAACAATTACAAAACACCTTATGAATTGTGGGAGGAAAAGACAGGTGCTAAAAAGCCTGTATTTCAAACGAGTGAAGCAATCGAAAAAGGGAATGCATTGGAACCCATCCTCATTGAATTGTTCGGTGTTCTTTATAAAAACAAGTTTGAATTGATTGATACGAAAGATATCAGCTTGTCAAACAAGAAATATCCATTTTTAAGAGCAAATCTTGATGGAGCAATGATTGAAATTGCAACCAAAGAAAAATGGGGGTTGGAAATCAAATCAACAACTATTCAAAATGGTGCAATGTTAAAAGAATGGGCCAATGATCACATTCCAATTACTTACTACTTTCAAGTACTGCATTACATGATAACAACAGGATTAAGACATTTTGTTTTATATGCAATTCTTGATATTCCTTGGGCTAACAATGGTGCAGGAAAACAAGAAACAAGAGTTGTTTATCTTCACTATGATGATTTGGTGCTAGATGCAAAATATCTATTTAAAACGGAGTTGTGGTACTGGAACTTAATCGAAACACAAACACCACCACCGTTCCTTGAAAACAGAAACAAAGAATTAAAAGAAGTCAGTTAGAAAGGAGAACCTATATGAATGAACTATTAAAAGTAAATTATGACAATGACCGCATTACATTGTCAGCAAGAGAATTACATGAGTTTTTAGAAGTAAAAACATCTTTCAAAGATTGGTTTCCTAGAATGTGTGAATATGGCTTTAATGAAAGCCAAGATTTCAACCCGCTCAAAAATGAGCAAGTTCGATTAGAAGGGAATCGACAAGTAAAAAGAACTGTTCAAGATTATGAAATCACTTTAGACATGGCAAAAGAAATTGCAATGATCCAACGCAGTGATAAAGGAAAAGAAGTCAGACAATACTTCTTGGAATTGGAAAGAAGATGGAACAGTCCTGAAGCTGTAATGAATAGAGCACTTGAGTATTCAAGAAAACAAGTAAAAGCTTTGATGGAAGAAAAACAAGGTTTGATTGAAGAAAATAAAGAATTGAAACCTAAAGCTCTATTTGCTGATGCAGTAAGTGCCAGCAATGAATCAATCTTGATTGGTCAGTTGGCAAAGCTTATCAGACAAAATGGCTATGAAATTGGTCAAAATCGTTTGTTTGAGTGGATGAGAGAAAACGAATATCTAATTAAAAAGGGTGAACGTTACAATCAGCCAACACAAAAATCAATGGATCTTGGATTGTTTGAAGTCAAAGAAAGAACAATTACTAATCCAGATGGAAGTACAAGAATTACATTGACTACTAAAGTAACAGGTAAAGGTCAAGTGTATTTCATAAATAAGTTTTTATCGTAGAAGGGAGAAAAAAGAAAATGAATGAGTTTCAATCAGGGCTACTTAATGAGCTAGTAGCTGTAAAAATCACAACCAAAGAAGAATTTGATAAAGTTATCAACTTCCTATCAATCAACAACTGCTTTCTTGTGAATGGAGAACCAGTTGTCAAACTAACATATCCAGGAGATAAAGCGTTTGTCATTTTAAAACAAGATAATGCAATCTTCTGGCAACCAGCTAATCAAGTGTTAGATGAACGTTATAAAGTTGTCAGCGTTATCGAATTCTTCAGACCAACTGAAGAAGAAAAGGTCGTTGAAGCAAAAGCTGAAGTTATTGAAGATGAGGTTGCTATCAACGAAAAAAACCTAACTATAGTCATCGACCTACCGCCTAATGGGGGCTTTATAGAGTCAAATGCTGACGATCTCTTAAAATTAATACCAGCAATCAAAGCAAAAGCAGGTGTGGTAGTTGATGAAACAAACTACAAGGACTTTGTAAAAAAAGGAGAAGGAATGGTTCCTTTGTATCGTAAGTATGCTAAAAAATTAAATGTAAAATTGATTGATAATAGAAAACGATACATGGAAGAATTTATTACTTTTGAATCAAAAATAAAAAAGGTTATTAATGCTTTAAATGAAACCGCAGATACAGTTGCTGAAAATGTGGATGTATTTGTTCAAAAGCAAAAAGAAGCTCTTAGAAAAGAACGTCAAGCAGCTATTGATCAACTAAAAGAAGTATTGATTTCTAGAAAGATGATTTCAAAGAAATATGCTGATCAGTTCGTTTTTGATGAAAAATGGCTTAACGCTTCAACATCCAAAAAGAAATTTGAAGAACAAGTTGAAGCACAATTCAATGCTTTAATGGAAAAAGAAAAGAATGACAAATTGAATTTAGAAATGGTTGAAAAAACAATCATCAATGCATGTCTTATTGCAAACGTTGATGAAAAGTTTGTTTCAAGAGAAAAATATCAAGATCTTTTAAATACTGAAGGTCTTCCTAAAGTAACTGAAATGATTACTGATGAAGTAGACAACATCAAAAAGCAATCACAAGCGGTTGCTCAACAAAAAGAAGCAGAACTTCAACATCAAAAGGAAGAGTTTGAAAAGAAACAAAAAGAAGCAGAACTTCAACACCAAAAAGAGTTGGAAGCAGTCAAAAAACAAGCTTCACAAACAGTTGAAAATCAACCTAAATATACGCCAATCAAACGTGGAGAAGAAACGATTGCTAACGTAAATGATAAGTATATCGTTACTGAAATCAAGCAAACGCCTGAAAAGTTCCAAGGCAAAAAATGGAAGAAAACATTTGAATTTGAAGGCGATTTAGCAGCACTTCAAATGTTGAACAGATACATGGATGTAATCAAAAGCATCAATCCAACATTTAGTTTTGGAGAAGTGAAACTTGTTGAAAAAGAGTTGAGTAATCCACAAACAGGCTCAATTGATAAATATAACGTAAAAGAAGTTAATTAAATGAAAAATAAGGAGAAAAATTATGGCATTACAAAGTATGGTACAACAAGCAAGTCAAGCAAGAGAAAACAAAATTACAACAATTAAAACAGATACAGGAGAAATTAAATTAAGCTCAAATATCGTAAAAAGCTATTTGGTTGCTGGTGGAGGTAATGTAAGTGATCAAGAAGTTAAATTGTTCATTGCATTATGTTCAGCGCAAAAATTAAATCCATTTATTAAAGAAGCACACTTAATCAAATATGGTAGTTCACCAGCAACAATGGTTGTTTCTAAAGATGTCTATCAAAAAAGAGCGGATAAACATCCTGAATATCAAGGAAAGAAAGCAGGGATCATCGTTTTAACCGCTGAAGGGAAAATTGATTATCGCGTTGGTACATTCTATATGCCATCAAGAGAAGAACTAGTTGGTGGATGGTGTGAAGTCTATAGAAAAGACAGAGAACCTGAACGTGTAGAAGTATCACTTGATGAATATGTTGGTAAAAAGAAAGATGGAACAGTCAACGCTCAATGGAGTGGTAAACCAGCAACAATGATTAGAAAAGTTGCAGTTGCTCAATGTTTAAGAGAAGCTTTTACATCAGAATTCCAAGGAATGTATGTTCCTGAAGAAATGGGTGTCGAAGATACGACAAGCAACTTTGTTGTAGAAGAAACTCCTCAAGTACATCAAGCAATTGAAGCAACTACTGCACCAACAATGCAAGATATAATCAATGAGGAAAAACAAACTGAAAAAGTTCCAGTTGATGACTTTGACCCAATGTCAATGTAGTTAGGAGTTCCTTTGTATGGCAAAAGAGGTAGATACGAAAGGATATGTAAAATTGTATAGAAAAGCGCAAGAGGATGAAATATTTAAGAATCCATATGCGTGGCAGTTATTTACGTACTGCCTCTTCAATGCCACTTTCGATAGTAGATATGGCGAGGTTGGTACGTTGATAACTACTAAGAAAGATATAGCAAATGATTTAGGACTTTCTAGATCAGCACTTGATAAATTTATGAAATCCCTAAAAGAAAATATGGTAATTGACTACAAAACATATCGAGGTGGCATAGGCAAAACCGAGATAAAGATACTCAATTACAAGAAATATCAAGATAGTTCAATGTAGTCGAGAAATACTTTCAAAGTAGTTTTAAAATACATTGAATGTAGTCGAGAAATACTTTCAAAGTAGTCGAGGACTACATCCTATCCTTATTATATAAGAACGTAAAGAACGTATAAGAACGTAAAGAACGAGTGGTGTGTGCACACTCACAAATAACAATCCTTCGCATACGACATTGCAGATTGCTATATATAGTAGGCACACAACATTTTGAAAGGAATTTAAAAAATTTGGAAAAAACGGAAATTAAAAAGATTTTGAAATTTTACAAAAACATTTATCCAAATTCCAAAATCATTGAATCGAAAGATACCATTGAAACATGGATGATGATGTTTGGAGATTTCTCTTATGAACAGGTTCAAAATGCAATTGTTAAATTTTCAAAGTCTAACAGATATATTCCTAATCTTGCTGAAATTGTTTCTAACATTGAAGTTCCTGATTACACAATTGAAAAGATTCCACCCAACACAGTAATTATTCAGTTTGAAGATGAAGCTTATGGAAACTTTCCATTTAGATTTTTAAACTCACAAGATGCTAAAGAATATTCCAAAAAGTTTCAAGAATGCAATTACGATAAAGAATCAATCAAGATCTTACATGAAGAACATGTTAGAAAACGCAATGCTGGAGTTCTTACATACAGGGGAGAAGCAAAGGCAAGATTAGAGCAAAAACTTCAAAATCAAAATAGAGGTAAAAAATATGATAAACAGAGTAGTTTTAGTTGGTAGAATGACTCGTGATCCTGAACTTAGAAGAACTCAAAACGGTTCAGCAGTTACAAGTTTCACTTTAGCGATTAATCGTCCAAAGAGAAATGATGAAGAACAACAAGCGGATTACATTTCATGTGTTGTTTGGAATAAAGTCGCTGAAAATGTTGAAAAGTACTGTTTCAAAGGTTCGCTAGTTGGAGTTGAAGGTAGACTTCGTTCAAGATCATATGACAACGCTCAAGGTCAACGTGTCTATGTTACTGAAGTTGTTTGTGATTCAGTTCAGTTTTTAGAAACAAAACCTAGAGACAAATATGAAGAACAACAATATCATTCACAATCAACATACAATCCAAATCAGTACCAACAACCACAAAATCAACAACAAGACAGTTTTATGAATGAAAATCCACCTTTCAACATCATGGAAGATGACATTCAATTCTAGTCTAAAATAAAAAACTTAAAATTTTCGTTTCTAGCGAGTGCTTGTTTTAAAGATGATTAACTTTACCAATTATCTAAAAACATTCGTTAGGATGAAGATTTGACCGCAAAAACAATAAATCAAACAAAAAGGAGAGATGAAAATGCTAATAAAAAAGGATGAAGAACCGTTTTTCTATAAATTTCTTTCAATAGCAAAGGAAATCATCAGGAAAAATAAAAGATACACACCAGTATTTTATGGCGACGATGAAAAGCTATATCTAGTATGTAACAACTATGCTGCAGTTTATGATTTTCAAAGTAATTTGCTTTTAGATGATGAATTAAGAGAATTTGGAAAAATCCCTTATGAATTATCGGAATTACCAAACGGGGATATGAAATTGACAAAATCTGAACATTTTAGCTGTCAAGAATCATATTTAATTGCAATTAGAAATTTTCTCAAACATACAGGGTATATGTCGAAAAAGGTTTTTTCTGTAGATAAAGGTGATCCTTACAAGATTCCTAAAATTGTTGAAGTTACAAATCGTTGGATTTCTGAAGAAGATAATAAGATTTTGGACAAGATAGGATTTCCTGATATCTATATGTTGGATGCAAAACGTGTTGATGAATTCATTACGCTTGCTGGTGATTGGAATCCATATTATTTGGCAGCGTGTGATCAAACTGAGCTAAATGGTGGTCAAACAACCATCACAATGACAATTTACTTCAATATCAAAGATGACCCTAAGAAAAGTGCTTGTGATCAACAAGAAATGGAGCTTGTACAACAACCTACGAACTATGATGAATTCGAAGATATGGATGTAGAAGAACCTGCAGATGATGAACAAGAAGAAATAATTGAGGATGATTACCAAGAAGAGGAACGATTGGATGCACTTCTTGAAGATGCTGTTGTTCCAGAGGAACTAGAAGATGATTTCGACCCAATGCTTGCTTGATTTAGGTATCAAAAATGATTACAAGAAATTTTGGTTTACCGTTCCAGGAGCAATCGTTGGAAAAGGTCGGCCAAGGTTTACTACTCAAGGGAAATTCGTTAGAGCGTATACACCTAAAAAAACAAGGGATTACGAACAAAAAATAGCAATGTGCTATCGAAAAACTACTAGTTATCAAAGTGATAAAGCGTTGAGGGTGAAGATATTTGCATACAGAGAAATTCCTAAGTCGACCACTAAAAAATTAAGAGGTTGGCTATTAGATAAAACGTTTCTATGTACCGTTAAACCGGATATCGATAACATCATAAAAGTAGTTTTGGATGCACTCAATAATGTGGCATATTACGACGATATTCAAGTGTGTGAACTGGTTATCATTCGTGAATTTGCTGAAAATGAATGTTTAAAAATATGTCTAGAAGAAATTGGCGAAAGAAGGCCAAAATAGGAGGATAGAATTATGGGATTGTTTGATTTAGTTAGAGAAGAACAAGAAGCAAAGAAAAAAGCTGAAGAATCAGCTAAAAAAGATACAAAAGATGCAGTTGTTGAAGAAGTAGAAAAGGTTGAAGAAGATAAAAAAGAAACTGATCAACAACCTGCTCCAGTTACAAAAGTTGAAAAGCAAGCGACTGAAGAGGTAAAACAAGCACCAAAACAAGCAACTGAAATTGCAGAAGAATCTAAAAAAGAAGAAAAACCCGCAGGTAAAAAAGTACCTAAGAAAAAAGCAAGTACTGAAAAAACTTACAAGTATCCATTTGGAGTCTACTCTGAAGGAAGATTGATTGATATTTCTTCTTATGGGTTTGTAGATGGCCAAGATTATACAGAAAAGGAAATCACGGACATCATGTTACAACACCGTCATTATGAGTTTGCAGGAACAATGGAATACAGCTATATCGAGGATGACAACGTTCTTGTTGTAACTGGAAAACAACATAGAAAAGGCTAGGTGTTCGATATGGCTTATACAAGATATAAATTCTATGTGATTGGAGTTGGTGGGACTGGTTCTCTTCTAGCAAGAGACCTCCCAAAACTTCTTTTAGGAACATCACATAAAATGATACTCATAGATGGTGATACAGTCGAATCTAAAAACATTGAACGTCAAGGATACCAAGCTCAAGACGTTGGTGATAATAAGGCTTTGGCATTATCGAGAAAAATCAATTCTCTTTATCCAATAGAGTGTGAATTCGATGATAAATATTGCACTTATGAAAGTTTATTTGCTCTTATCCAAGATGATAAGGGATATGTTCCTGTAATTATAGGATGTGTCGATAATGATGCTACAAGAATGATTTTAGAAAAGGTATTTAAAAAGCTTGATGATGTTATTTATATCGACTCAGCAAATAGTGAATATGAAGGAAATATCTATATCACAACAAAAAAGAATGGTATTCAACAAAGTAATTTGAGAAGTCAATGTTACAAATTTGATTTGGATAAACATCCGCTTGATGTTTCTTGTCAAGAACAGGCCGCCAAAGGAAATGTTCAGTTTCTAGTAACCAATGCAAAAATGGCTGTATCGATATTGGAACATTGTAATGCTTTAATCATGTATCAGTTGAAAGAAGGTGTTCAACTTGTCAACAGATTTGAGACAGTTTTTTACGACTGATCATATACCCGATAAACTGGAACCTAACAGTTATGAAAAGTTTTTTATCAATGCATTAAGTTACACATCACCAAAAGCTATTGATGATTTAACGGTTGCATTTGAAGAAGATGAATCTAATGATCTGATACAAAACTTTCAAGAAATTGACTTATTAGATGAACATGTTTTTCCAGATGTTATCGATTATGAATTTGAAAAAGTTATATTAAGTCCGTTTTTTGATAGAAATGAGTTTTTAGTCGACGGATTCGAAACAATAATTGAAGGATTATATGATGAACAGAATGAAGTGTTTGTAAATGTAAGTTTTATTATTCCACAATTAAAAGGTGTCTTTAGAGAAACATATGCAGAAGCCAAAGAGTGGTGTGAGTACTCGGATGAAACATTATCCGAACCAAAAGTTGATTATTACTGTCTAGGTACCACTGAAATGCAGTTCTTATATATCAAATTCAAGAACAAGGGAAAAGCTAGGAAATTCAGAAAGCTTTATAAAAAGAGCTATCAAATAAGAGCAATGCTATATGGTTTTGGATATCGATTTATAAATGGTCAATTTGTTAAAGGAAACGTAAGAAACATTGAAATTGAAGGATGGGAATATCCTGATTTGAATTTTGGAGTGGCAAATGAAGCTCTAGAAATCATGGCCAATGTTTCAAAAAAAGAAAGACACAATACGGAATTGTTGCAAATAATAGTCGAAAGAAAAGTATATGATTGTGATTATAAATTTACTTCAAATGCTTTGATTTCAGCTCTTTCAAACACATTAAAGACAAAAAGCGAGGTGATCATGTAATGAGAGAAGCAATCATTCGTTTAAACAACAAAAAAGATGATGCTGAATTATGTATCAAACAAAACGAGAAGATTACATTCAAAATGCTTTCAAAAGAAGAACTGGTAAAACTTTTTAATGATTTTTTTATCAAAGATCAGCATGAGAAAGCAAACATAAAATTGTTTTCTGAAAACACGATAGGTGCTGGTATTGATTATACCGTTATAAAGCAACCTGAGCATATGCAATATGTTACTTATAATAATCATTCATACAAAGTAAATTTTCCTAATGCTATTTATATCGTTCGATATGACAACAAAATCGTAAAAGGCATCCAATGTTATTGCTATAAGAAATACAAAGGTCCTGAAACTGAGTTATATGAATATGCAATGCCAAATATGTTGACAGGAAATGCAATGTGCATGGGTAGTGCCGATAAAAGGATTGTTGATGGTGATATTGAAGCTGCTTTGAATAAAATTATCGCTACACCTTACTCACACGGCAATTTTGATGGTATAAAAGGATTTTCAACAACAGTCAGCTATTTTGAATATTTAGAAGATAATCCATTTCCTTACAAACTTTTAAGAAAATTGAACAGGAAATTAAGAGATGTCAAAGTGTGATGAATTAAGAGCTTTACTTCTTGAATGGGGTGAAGATAATTATTTGCCCCTCAAGAAAAAATTGCATATCTCGAGAATGAAAATTATCGTTTGAGAATGCAAAATTTAAGAATCAAAGAAAGAAATGAAAGACTCACGTTGATCGTAAAGAAAAGAAGAAAGGAAGCAAACTGATGAAAATAGATAGAGGAATTGTTCAATGTGATAGATGTAAAAGAGTTTTTAAAACCAAAGAAGTCACTAATTATAAAATTTCATATCAAGCGTATGGATTAAAAAATAATGATGGCATAGGACTTGTAACAAAGAAAGCAGAAATCTGTTCTGATTGTAACAGGGATTTTGAAAATTTCATGTGTAATAAGCCAGTGGCAGGACGTGATACAAATGACAGGTGAAGAATGGTCAAAACTTTGTAAAGAGCGTGGTGTTGTTGTCCTCGATGCAAATTACAAAGATATGACACAAGATGATGCTTTAAAGTATTTTGATTTATTAAATACTGCAATGGATCATGCTTTTGCTAGAAAGTACGATTTGGAAACTGGCCAATATGAGGATTATGCATTGCCTGATGGAGCTACATATTACGAGGATGATATGAACAAGAAAATTGCTTGTTGCGAATGTGGGAAAGAAATCACATATGGAGCTTCTTATACATCAAGAATTATTTTGGATAAATACGGTTTCGGATATGCAGTTTGCAAGGAATGTTATTTTAAAAATGATTTGAAAGATATCGTTAAGAAAGGTTAAGGAATTATGAAAATAAGAGAACAATTAAAAGAAATGTTTCAAATGCAAAGAACATTGAATGAAAACATTTTAAATGAATTCGGTGAAGAAGTAATGACCGAAGAAAAACTAGAATTAGCAATTATTGATGAATTAGGAGAACTAACACATGAATTAAAAGGTAATTGGTGCTGGTGGAAGAAAACACAAAAGCCTGTTGATAGAAAACGTGTATTAGAGGAATTAGTGGATGTGTACCATTTTGTTATGACAAATGAAATGGAGCGCAGATATTCAAGCACAGATGAAGCGATTGATAGTATTTTAAATAAATATGAATTTTCAATTAGTCACTTCAATGAATTAGGAAAAGAAAGACTTGATTATTTGATCGGTGATATTTCATATAGTTATGATAAATTGACAGTTTTATTGCAATTAACTAAGTGTTTACAATTTTCTTTTGATGAAATCTATCAAGAGTATCTTAATAAAAACAAGATCAATTATGAAAGGCTTAAAAACGGGTATTGATTATGACAGCAAAGGAAATGTTTAAAGCAATAGGGTTTGTGCCCTTTTTTGAAACAAAGGACTTAATTATATATGAGAACTTTCCTGATAACAAAAAGGAAAGAATCGATGTAATATTCTATTTAAAAAATAAAAAAATACGTGCTTACTACGTAGAAAATGATGAAGATGTTTTTATTGATATGACTTTATTAAAAGCAATCAACCAACAATGTAAGGAATTGGGGTGGCTAGATGAATAAATCAAGAGTTCAATTAAGGGGAAATCCCCTAGATAAAGATTGTTACAAAGCAAGGATATCAACTCTCGAATATGGTCCAAATGATAATATAAAATTTTGTTATGGTTTGATGGATTTAAGAACGGATGATCTATGTAAAGAATGTCAATCATGCAACGCAAATGTTATGAACGCTCAAGAACCTATACTTGATACGAAACAATTAAGTAAAGTAATAATGGATGCAATTGAAGAGACTATACCTAAAGGACCTTTATTAGCGTTTGAAAATAGTATATCTACAGTAAATGGTACAACTATTACAAGAACAATATTAACATGTCCTTCTTGTAAATCGCCATTAGTAAAAAGACAAAAATATTGTCATTTATGCGGACAAGCGATTGATTGGAGAGTTGAAGATGAGTAAAACTAGAAATCAATTAATATCTATGTTCCAACATATGAAAACAATGTCTAATGATAATGCAATCAAACACATCAGGCATGAAGATATCGATACTACTTGTGGCTATCTTTTAGAAGATAAGCAAGAGATTGAAAAGTTAGAAAAAGCGCTTGATGAAGCGTGTAAGAGATTATCATACGAAAATGAAATAACGTGTATGCACTTAAAACAACAATACGCTTGGGCTAAAAATAAAGTGCCAAAAACCAAAGAACAAATTAAAGAGGAGTTGATGAAAAATGACTAAATTTGAATTGGATCTATTAAAAGAATTCTCTGATGATGGATGTGGTGGAGATGACTTTGATGAAATTAGTACATTGGTCGGCATGAGAATGAGAGGTTACTTTCAAAATGCTGAAGATGATGAAACTATTGATGAACTGATAGGGAGGTATGAAGAATGTATAAGCCACCAATAGAAATAGTAATGGAAGAAGTATTTCAAAAGATGGATGAGGATTTTGAAAATTCAATATTTAAAGCTATACAAAAAGTCGGTATAAACGTTGATAAAGAAGAACTTCTAAAAGCTCTAATTTATGATAGAGTACAATATGATAAAGGATATGAGGATGCGATGAATGAGGTCAAGCATCCTCAACCACTCAAATTTGAAGATTTAAAAGAAGGTGGTGATAAATAATGTACATTAACCTATTTTGGTGTGGAGTTGCAGCAACTATCCTTGCTGAATTGGCAGGGATAATCGCTTATGCAATTTATCAAGATCATAAAAATTAATAATTAATTATTTTGGAGGGCAAGGAATGAAATATACAGATGAAGAAAAGAAGATCATTGATGAAATTAAAAAATATCTTAGAGAATTACGCCTAATAAATATTGAAAAATTCTCTTTAACATTTGAAATTGAGGACATTCCAAGCCCTCAATCAATTAAATACAGTGATGAAGCTCCTGGAGGTTTTTCAAAATCCAAAGGAGAACAAATTACTTCTAATATGTTACGTAGAGAGCTTCTCATTAAGCGTGTGGCATTATTTAATCAAGAATTGGATAGATTTATGCCATTGCTCTATTTGCTCAATGCAGGGCATAGAAACATCATTAGAACGTATGTATGTTCAAGAGGATATTCGGAAATGATTAGAACGCTTGATGAATCTTATTGCATAAGTATATCAACTTACAAGAGAGAGTTTCCAAAGGCATGTATAGAATTGTCCAAATATATTGATTTCAACAACAAGCCATCTTTAGAAGAGTTGAATAACAAATTTTATAACAGTATCAAGGATGAATAATTATGTTCATTCTTTTTATTTTCAAAATATTTTAAAAATTTACATTTTCTTGTACGTAATGTTATAATTTTTAAAACAGGAAGTGAGAATTATGAATATTATTAAAAAGAATGGAAAAATATATATTGAAGATGAAACAAAGGAGCTTAATTTACTTCTTATGAAGGCGCCTACTAATTTTAGTATTATTAATAATACTAATGAAGTTGTATCATATTTCAATCAAGTGAATGCAGCTATTAATGCAGAAAATTTTCATGGTATATTGGTTTTTGAATTAGAGGGTGTAAAGAATATTACAGCAGATGCAGTAATGTATATGAATGCAATGGCGATTAATAGTTTGTCAGCAAATTTAATAAATAAAGCAGTTTTGCATTTCCCAAAAAGCAGTAAATGCAAAGGCTTTTTAAAAAGATGTGGATTAGGACAATATTTGTCAGATAAGAAGGGTAATTTAATTGAAACAGATAAATATTACACAATTGTAGGCGGAAAAAAGGCAGATGTTGATCGCATAAGAGAAATAGGATTGTTTACAATGGAAAAATTAGGAATTGAAAAGAAAGATTTAGATTTTATAACAAGTTCATTTGTTGAATTGATGAATAATACTGAACAACATGCGTATGATAAAAATATGGATAAATTATGGTATGTTTTTATTGAAGATACAAAGAAGACAGTAAAGTATACTTTTCTTGACACGGGAAAAGGAATACCGGAAACGATGAGAAAAACATTCATAGATGATTTTATACCAATAGCAGTAGAAAATCATAGTTATTTTATTTTTGAAGCTTTAAAAGGAAATGTTCCTAGATCTTCAACCGCACAAGTTTATAGGAATACAGGATTACCAGAAATATATAGATACTATAGAGAAGGTAAATTATCAAAATTAAAGATAATTTCTTGTAGAGGGATTTGTGAATTTTTTGATAGTAATAGAAGAAATCCAAAATTGCTTAACATGAACACTAGTTTTTGTGGTACATTATTTACATGGGAAGTAGAAAAACTATGAAAGGAGCTGGTAATATGATTAAAATAAATATTGCTCAAGATTTTAATGACGTATTGGGTGGAAGATTTTATACTGACGGCCAATATTCAGGAGAAGAGTTCTTTGAAGAAATTTTAAAGAGCAAATATGAGGAAGCAATTAGCAAAAAAGAAAAATTAGAAATCAATTTAGATGGAACATTTGGATATCCAAGTTCATTTATAGATCAAAGCTTTGGCGAATTAGGTAGAAAATATGGTGAAAAAATGGTTCAAAATACTTTGACGTTTATATCTGAAGACCAACCTAGTCTTGAAAATAAAATAAGAGAATATATTAGACGAGGAAGCGACAATGTTGGTGAAAAAAATATTTAAGATAATCATTATTATTTTATTTTTCCTTTCTATAGGCTTATTAAGTTCTTTTAATTATAAAAATGATGATTTTTTCAAGATGAACTTGTATCAAATTGTATCTTTATCGTTTGTTGTCTTTGTTTCTTATTATTTAACTCAAAAAAAATTAGATTCGCGTAAACAAAGAGATGTCTTGAATGACCTTATAACTGAAATTATAGATTGTTCGTTTAAATTAACTTTAGAAGCAGTATTAAGTGAGAAATCTAAGTTATTTATGATGGAGTTAAGAAATATAGAAAATAGATTATCACTATTAGAAAAAGTTTCTGGAGAATACGGAATAAAAACAGAAATTAATTATTTAAAGTCTCAGAATACAGCTATGCTAAATTTAGTTTCTAATCATTTGGATGATAATGATACTTTAGAAAAAATATTCGTAGATATTGAAAAACATATAAATAATCTACAAAATAAGTGTAAAGAAGTACAATTTATAATTTATTTTGAATAGAGAGCAACGGCAGTTGCTTTTTATTTTTATCACAAATGATAATTTTTTATTAAAAGTGGACCCATTTTGGACCCAAACTGAACCCAAAGTGAGCCCTAATTGGACCCAAAGTGGACCTAGATTGAACCCTTATTTCAATGCTATTATGCTATTGTGAAGTTTTCAAAAAGATGACATCTACAATGTCAACGCTTTGTCTTGAATTCATTTATGATTGATTTGTTGTCAATTGAAGTATTATGAAAAGCTCTTGTTTCAGGAGCTTTTTATTTTATAAAAATGTTATTATTTTAATATAGATTTATTTTTCGCATGTGATACTTTGCAAAAAGAAAAAAATATTGTACAATTTTGTAAAAGGAGACATTTTTTTATGCGAAAAAAAGAATTTATAAATTTAAGAATTAGAGCTTTAAGAGAACAAAAAAGAAAAAATATTCGTATGCAGCGTATTCTTTTTGGGTCAACGTTATTAGTATGTGCTGCAATAATTTATATGGAAGTAAATTTGGTTTTTGAAGTTGTAAAAATGGGAAAAGTATCTAGGGAAATTTATATAGCAGCGATAACCGGAGTTGTTATTGTGCTTGGCATAGCGGCTTTAAATATGATTTTTAATAAAACTATAAATTTAGAAAATACTACTTTTAATATTGACAAAGAAATCTACAATCTTGGGGAAAAGTTTTACTTGAATAATCAATTGGATCCAGACAATAAAAAGTATTTTGAAAAAAAATTGTTATTAGAATACGATATAGATGATTAAGCAACTTCGGTTGCTTTTTATTTTGCTAAAAATACGGAGGTGGTGATATGGCTTGAAAAAAGAAAAATACGAGTTAGCATACCAGGATTATTTAGATGGGATGAAATACAAAGATATAGCTGCTAAATATGATGTGTCAGTTAGTGCTGTCAAGTCATGGAAAAGTCGCTACTGGAAGGATAAAAAGTTGCAACCAAAAAAACCAAAGGTTGCAACCAAAAAGGTCGCTAAAAAGATAGCAAAGAAAATAGTTGAAAATGATGAGCTGGATGATCAGCAACAAAAGTTTTGTGTTTACTTTGTTAAATATCATAATGCAACTAAGGCATATCAACTAGCTTATGGTGCCAAATACACAAGTGCTATGGTTATGGCTTGTAATTTAAGAAAAGAGCCAAAAATTCAAGAAGAAATAAAACGATTAAAAGAGATTATGTATCAGGATATTCTTCTTGATCCACAGGATATTGTTCAAAGATATATTGAAATTGCATTCTTGGATGAAAGCGAGATGGATGGGAAAGCAGTGAAAATGTCAGATTCACTAAAAGCACTTGAATGGTTGGATGAACACTTGAAAGATAAAAATGAACAAAACAATATTGGAAATGATGGTTTCTTGGAAGCATTAAACGCTAGTGCAAAAGAGGATTGGGAAGATGAAGAAGATTAGAACAGTATTCAAATTCAAACCTTTTAGCAAAAAACAGCGTAAAGTTTTGAATTGGTGGACTGAGAATTCACCAGTTAAAGATAAAGATGGAATTATCGCTGATGGTTCAATCAGATCAGGAAAAACTGTTTCAATGTCTCTTTCATATGTGATTTGGGCCATGTCTACATTTGTTGAGTGCAATTTTGGCATGTGCGGAAAGACGATTGGTTCATTCAGACGTAACGTTTTGAATATTTTAAAATTGATGCTTTGGTCGAGAGGTTACAAATTAAAGGATCATAGAGCTGATAACATGGTTGAAATTAGTAAAAATGGTGTAACCAATTATTTTTACGTGTTTGGCGGTAAGGATGAAAGCTCTCAAGATTTGATTCAAGGTATCACATTGGCTGGTTGCTTTTTTGATGAAGTGGCACTGATGCCTGAATCATTCGTAAACCAAGCGACAGCTCGTTGTTCTGTTGAGGGCTCTAAATGGTGGTTTAACTGTAACCCTGATGGCCCATTTCATTGGTTCAAAACAAACTGGATTGATAAAGCAAAAGAAAAGAATATCATCTACTTACATTTTACAATGGATGACAATCTTTCTTTGAGTGAGAAAATCAAACAAAGATACAAAAGTCAATGGAGCGGTGTTTTCTATGATAGATACATCAAAGGACTTTGGACTGTTGCAGAAGGTATCATTTATGATATGTTTAATAAAGATAAACATGTTGTTGATGATTGTGATTGTTTGATTGATAGTAAAAGTTATAGATATGTCAGTTGTGACTATGGTACACAAAATGCCATGGTCTTTTTGCTTTGGAATAAAGGAACTGATGATATTTGGTATTGTGTTGATGAATATTACTATTCAGGGCGTGACACGAAGATTCAAAAAACTGATAGTGAATATGCGGATGATTTAGTTAAATTTCTTAACGAAAGAGAAATATTCCAAATTGTTGTAGACCCCTCTGCAGCATCATTTATTGCTGAACTAAAGAAAAGAGGATTTAGGGTTAAAAAAGCTAAGAATGATGTATCAAATGGTATTCGATTAGTCAGTACAATGCTTAATCAAAGCAAAATCAAGTTTTTTAGTAAATGTAGAAATACAATTAAGGAATTTTCAGTCTATGCATGGGATCCTAAAGCGAGTGCTCGAGGAGAAGATGCTCCAATCAAACAAAATGACCATGCAATGGATGCTATCAGATATTTCATCTACACAATTTTAAAAGGCTCAGGACTTAACACTGATTTGGAAGGAGGTATTTAATGAAGACATTAGAGGTAATTGCAAAAGATGAAATTTTTACCATTTCCGATGATGAAACAATGGATATCAAACATTTGAATAAATACATTGCTAAGCACCAGCAATTAAATGGTTCAAGATATAAAAAGTTAAAAGATGGATATGAAGGGTTCTATCCAATTATGATGTACCAGGATAAACCACAATACAAACCGGATAACCGTATAATCGTAAACTTTGCTAAATACATAGTAGATACGTTTAACGGTTTTTTTATTGGTATTCCAATCAAGGTATCATCAACAGATGAAGAGGTTGCTACTTACATCAATGAATTGGATAAGAGAAATCATCAAGATGATAACAATGCAGAGATTTCAAAAAACTGCAGTATCTATGGCAAATGTTATGAAATGTATTTTATCAATGAAGACGCAAAGGTGGGTATTAGGTACATTGAACCAACTAAAGGATTTATTATATATGATGATTCAATCGTTCCAGAGCCAAGGTTTTTCGTTACATATTACTATGATTCAAATAGTATTATGCATGGTTATTTGAGTGATGATTCTTACGTTTATGAATTCAGTAATAAAAGTGGTATGCATTTTATTGGTGAAGGTTCACTTCATGGCTTTGATGGTGTTCCAGTTACTGAATATGTAGAAAACGCTGAACGCATGAGCGCTTTTGAAAGTACATGGTCAATGATCAATGCCTACAATAAAGCAATAAGCGAAAAGGCAAATGATGTTGATTACTTTGCGGATGCATATCTAAAAATTATCGGTGCAAAAGTTGATAAAGACGGAATTATTCATATTAGAAATAACAGGATCATTAATTTTGATGAAGAATCCAATACAATTGATGTAGGATTTCTTGAAAAGCCTAATGCGGATACTTCTCAAGAAAACTTGATTAATCGTTTAGAAAGATTGATTTTTCAAATGTCTATGACGCCAAATATCAATGATGAAAATTTTGGAACGAATTCAGGAATAGCTCTTAAATACAAGCTGCTTTCTATGTCTAATTTGGCCAAGACAAAAGAAAGAAAATTCACTGGTGCTTTAGATAGAAGATATAAGCTGATTTTCAGTAACCCAATCAACACAGTTCATGAAGATAAATGGGTTGATGTTACTTATAAGTTTAGTCAAAACTATCCAGCAAACGTACTTGAAGAAACTCAAATTGCTCAAAACTTAGAAGGAGTTGTTTCTAAAGATACTCAACTATCTTCTCTTTCAATCGTTGAAGATGTTCAAGAAGAAAAAGAAAAAATCAAGCAGGAAGATGAAACTTCTAAAGAATCTATTGTTGATAAAAGGATGTTCAAATAATAGATGAACAGCGCTGAATATTGGCGTTTAAGAGAAGAAAAACAACGCTTGAAGAATATCAAAGATGAAAAAGAGTATGATAAGAAGATTAAAGAAATCTATCAAAGAATGATGGATGAAGTACAATCTGAAATCAATAACTTCTACGCTAAATATGCAAAGGATACTGGTATCACAATGGCTGAAGCTAAAAAAAGAGCTTCTAATTTGGATATGGAAGTTTATTCAAGAAAAGCTAAAAAGTATGTTGAAGAAAAGAATTTTTCAAAACAGGCAAATAAAGAAATGAAACTTTACAATTTGACAATGAAAGTTAATAGACTTGAATTGTTAAAAGCGAATATTGGTTTAGCTTTAGTGAGTGGCCATGATGAATTGGAAAAATACATGGATGAACTTCTTGAAAATAGAACACTTGATGAAGTACAAAGACAAGCTGGTATTTTAGGACCAACAATTTTAGACAATGCTGATACAGTACATTCTATCGTCAATGCATCATTTCACAATGCAACATTTAGCGATAGGATTTGGATGCATCAAGATTTGCTAAAGTATGATCTTGAGAGTTTGCTAGCAACAGGACTTATTCAAGGAAAAAATCCTAATGAATTAGCTAGATTACTACGAAAATGTTTCAATGTAAAAATCAGTGATGCACAGCGCTTGATGAGAACTGAACTTGCTAGAGTTCAAATTGCTGCACAACAAAAATCATATGAAGCCAATGGATTTGATGAATATGAATACATTACTTGTGGAATTGGTGATGCGTGTGATACGTGCAGATCATTGGATGGCAAGATTTTTCCGTTGAATCGGATGAACATTGGAGACAATGCTCCGCCAATGCATCCTAACTGTCATTGTTCAACAGGCCCTCATATGGATAGAAAAATCTATAATGAATGGTTGGACGGACTTGCTAGTGGTAAACATAGTTTGAGGTTTGAGGAATATAAAAAAGTTTCAGGTGTGAAAAATGATTTAAAAAAACAAATTACAGCTTTATCTAAAAGTGAAAAAGAAATTCTTACAAGATATACTGGAAATCTTGCTATGCAAATTAATTTTGCTTTAAATACTGGACGTGAAAGAAAATTCAAAAAGGAAATAGCAATGTTGGATCATGCACTAAGTAAAGGAAAGATTCCAGATGATTTAATTTTATATCGAAAAATAGATAGTAAAGTTCTACTAAATAAAAGAAATGTTTCTGATAATGACATGTTTAGTTTAAAAGGTACTACGAAAACAGAGAAAGGATATTTGTCTACATCATTTAAAAACTTTGATTATAAATTAAGAGATGTAAATCTCGTTATGAAAATTCCAAAAGGCTATAAAGGCGCATTGTATATTGAACCATTAGCAAAAGAAGGTTATAAAAATCAAGATGAGGTTTTGTTTAAAAGAGGTGTGTGCTACAATATATGTGAAGTAAAAAAAGAAAAAGATAAATACACTTTAATAGTGGAGGTAAAGATAAATGATTGATTATGATAAATACCAATTTCATATTAAAGTTATAGGAAGCAAAGAAGATTTTATAAAGCATATTGAAGAATTTAAAAAAGCTGCTCCTTATTATACAGAGGAAGACATAGTAACAATTCTTGATGAAGAACAAGACAAAAAAATAAGGCCTTCTTTTTGGAATAGACCTTGGATGTAAGCCGACAAGTAGTCGGTTTTTCTTTTGCTCAAATTTAAAGAAAGGAGATTATTCATGGCTGAAGGTTTAAGACCACATCATCATCAAGAGTTTGAATATCGCACTATTCAATATTTTGATAAGAAAAGGCATGTTATTGTTAAGAAAATTCAGTATATGTGTATGATTTGTGGACGTATCCGTCATGAGAAATATGACTGTTATGTACCGCCACCTAAAAGCAAAACAAAATCATTGGAAAGAAATAAGAAAAAATATGGCAATCAAGGATGATTGCTTTTTATTTTCTAAAAGAGGAACATATATGATCAAAATTACAGTTGGAATCTCTAAAGAACATATAGCAGTAAAATGTGTTGGTCATGCAAATTACAATACATGTGGCCAAGATATTGTTTGTGCAGGAGTATCTGTTCTTTTACAAACACTTTGCTACAGTTTAGAAGAAATAACCAAAGATAAAGTAACGTACTCCTTGAAAGAAGGAGAAGGCGTTGTAGGAGTATATCACCCCACATGCAAATCCTTAACACTTGCTAAAGCATTTGTTATTGGGTGTCGAGATATAAGTAATAGATATCCTGATTATGTACAATTAGAAATCAAAAATTAGCGCATGTAGCGCTTTTTATTTTGTCCAAGCATTTACGACATTAAAAGATATGGATGAGTCAGGCGTGGAAACTTTAAGCTACGGAAAAGAGCAGGCGTGTAACTCTCTAAAAGATACGGGTAGGAGAAATTAACATGAAAAAAGAATTAGAAAAATTATTAAAAAGAAATTTAAATTTACAGTTATTTGCTGATGATGGCGGAGAAGGTGGTTCAAGTGGTGATGATCCTGAAGATAAATCAGATGATGGGAAAGAAGATAAAAAATACACTGATGAAGATGTAAACAACATCATCAATCGAAAATTCGCCGAATGGGAAAAAAGACAAAAAGAAAAAAGCGCAAAAGCTGCAGAAGCTGAACGTTTAAAAAACATGACCGAAGAAGAAAAAAGAAAACACGAAATGGAAGAACTTCAAAAGAAAATTGCCGGTTATGAAAAAGAAAAAGCTATTGGAGCAATGACAAAAGTTGCAAGAGGAATCTTAAATGATTCAAAAATTGTTGTTAATGATGAGCTATTAGGAAATCTAGTAGCTGAAGACGCTGAAACAACAAAAGCAAACGTAGAAAGCTTTGTTAAAAACTTCAATGACGCTGTTCAAAAAGCTGTAGCTGAAGCTTTAAGAGGGAAAACTCCTCGCTTAAAGGATGGTTCAAAAGAATTGACCAAAGAAGATATCTTAAAAATTAAAAATAGATCTGAACGTCAAAAAGCAATGGCTGAACATCCTGAATTATTTAAATAAAAAGGAGAGAAATATATGAGAAAACAATTTAATTTGCAATTATTTGCAGCACCAACAAATACAACAGTCACAACTGATTTAGAACCAGGTATTTCGATTGATTATACTTCTAGAATCAGTTCAAATATCAATGAGTTACAAGACTTATTAGGGGTTACAGAATTAACTCCAATGTCTTCAGGAACTACAATCAAAATCTATAAAATGGAAGTTGGTACAGTTGCTCCTCAAGTCGGAGAAGGAGAAACAATTGGCTTAACTAAAGTAACTAGAAAGAAAGTTAAAGATATTGACTTAGTATTAGAAAAATATCGTAAATCAACTACTGCAGAAGCAATTCAACGTTCAGGACGTAATATTGCTATCAATCAAACCGATGAAAAAATGGTCGGTGTCATTCAAGGACAAATCAAAAAGACTTTCTATTCTACTTTAAAGGAAGGTACAGGAACTGCTACTGGTAAAACTTTACAATCTGCCTTATCTGCAGTGTGGGGAGAATTATCTAAACGTTATAAGGATGAAACTATGACGCCTATTTATTTTGTATCTACAGATGATGTTGCTGAATATTTAGGTTCAAAAGAAATCACTTTACAAACAGCATATGGCTTCACATACTTAAAAGATTTCTTAGGGTTAGGTGATGTTATTGTTTCGCCTGAATTAGAAAAAGGAATTGTGTACGGTACAGCTAAAGAAAACATTGCTGGTGCTTATATTCCAACAAACAATGGGGATGTTGCTGATACATTTGGCTTAACAAGTGATACAACAGGTCTAGTAGGTATGGTTCACACTTCTAAAACAGACAATGCAACAATTGAAACATTATTAATGTGTGGTGTTAAATTCTTTGTTGAATACGTTGATGGCGTATTCAAAGGAACAATCACTCCAGGAGAAGCTGCTTAATGTATGTTGCAATTAAAAGATTCGTTGATTTAACAGATGATGATCATATTTACAATGCTGGCGATATGTACCCTAGAGATGGTTTTGAACCATCTAGGGAACGTATCATTGAATTGGCAACATCAAAAAATAAACTAGAAACACCACTCATCACTTACATTGAGGATGAAGAAAAAAACATTGAAGAAAATGATAAAGTAGAAGATGAAAAGCAAACGCCTAAGAAAACAACTAAAAAAGCTAAAAGTGAATAGTTATGGCAATCATTGATGATGTAACAGCGTTGTTAGGTTTTTCTGGTGAAAAGTCTAACAAAACATTAGATGTGATTATTCGTCTTACTACTAATCGTTTAAAAACACTATTGGATGTTGAAGAAGTACCAACTGAATTAGAATATATCGTTACTGAAGTTTCAATTGTTAGATATAACAAGATTGGTTCTGAAGGAGTCACAAGTCATTCTGTTGAAGGAGAAACCATGTCATTCAGCGACAATGATTTCAAGGGGTATCTAGATGATATAGAAGTTTGGAAAAATAAAAAGAACGAAGTAAAAGGAGTTGTCAAATTCTTATGAGATATGACACTCCTATTTATTTTCAAAAAGTTACACAAGGTGAGTATGATCCTACTACCGGAGATTATGGAGAGGATACAGTAGATGAAACCTGTGTAATGGCCTCTGTCATGGATACAAGGACTGAAACAATGCAAATTGTTTATGGTTCTATCAAGCAAGGAAGTAAAACGATTCATATTCAAAACCATTATGATAAGTCCTACGATTTTATTAGAATTGATAATAAGATTTATCGAGTGGATTATTCTAGAACCCTTAGAAATAAACATTCATTTATCGTTCATGAGGTACAAGATGGGTAGAAGTATTAAGATCACAGGCATCAAGGAATTGGAGGCTAAACTCAAAAAAAATGCTACTCTCGATGATGCCAGAACAGTTGTAAAAAAGAATGGTGCTGAATTGCAAACTTTAATGACAAGAAATGCTAATTTCGTTAAGGGGTATGCAACAGGCACAACAAAGAGAAGTATTCGATGTACATTTACTGATTTGAATTTAACAGCAACGGTTGAACCAACAACATACTATTCACCTTACCTTGAATATGGAACACGTTTCATGTCGGCCCAGCCCTTTGTACGGCCATCTTTCAACATTCAAAAAGAAATCTTCAAAAGAGAACTAAAGAAATTAATGAAATGAGGTGTGTTATGGATCCTCAACAAGAATTATTCAGTTACTTGTTAGTAACGCTAAAAAAAGAATATCGGGATATGGTTTTTGATGGATTTATGCCACCAGAAGGAACACCATATCCTTTTATTTATCTTGCTGATAGTCAACAAATTGATGATTATGGCAATAAAACAGCAATCTTTAACAATGTGTATCAAACTATTCATATATGGAATGATTCACCTAAAAAAAGAGGTACTGTTTCAAACATAGCATTGAAAATTAAAAATATAACAAGAAGATTAGAATACACAACTAATTATAAGTGGGAAATTAGAAATATCGAACAAAGGATTTTGGAAGATACGACAACCAAAACACCACTTATGCACGTTGTACTAGAGCTGGAGTTCAAATCTTCTAGTAAAGGAGGAAAAAGAAGTGATCAATAAATTTGATTTGCAATTATTTGCTGATGAAAGTCCTGAAACAATTTCAGGTAAAAAACTTGTCTACTTATTTAGAGTGGCAGAAGATTCTAAAATAGAAAACGCAGGTGCTTTAGCTTTTGTAACTGAAAATGAAAGAACAACATCTAAAGATGCTGATTCTACACAAACGAAAGATGGAAATGTTCGTACACCTGGTGCTGCTGAAATTGAAATCACAAGCACATCATTATTGCCTAAAGGGGATAAGATGATTGATAAATTAGAATCAGCAATGCTAAATGACAAACTTGTAGAATGCTGGGAAGTAAATTTAGCTGAGCCAGGTTCTAGCACAAACAGTGGTAAATATAAATCAAAATATTATCAAGGATATATTACTGAATTAGGAATTTCTTCTAATGCTGAAGACAATGTTGAAGTAAGTATCACTTATGGAGCTAACGGTCAAGGTGCAGATGGATATGCAACATTGACTGATGAGCAAAAAGAAATTGCATCTTACGTCTATAAAGATGTAACCAAAGAAAGTGAATAAAGCGGATAAAAATATCCGCTTTTTATTTTGAAAAAAGGAGAATAATCATGGAATTAACTATTAACGAAAAAGTATACAACTTTAAATTTGGAATTGGGTTTGTAAGACATTTAGATGGGAAATCTTCAATCAAACAAGATGGGATTCAGTTTGGAATTGGATTAGAAACATTGATTCCTAATTTATTGACAGGGAATACCGTTACTTTATCTGATTGCTTGTTTGTAGCAAATATGACTGAAAATCCAAGAATTACTCAAGATCAACTTGATAACTATATCGATGATGAAGAAACAAATATCGATTCTCTTTTTGACGATGTGCTAGAAGAACTAAAAAAGTCGAATGCTACAAAGAAGAAAGCGGAGAAACTGTTAGAAAATTATCAAAAAGAACAAGAAAGATTGGAAGCGATGGAAGCAACTCAAATTCAAGCGACAGAATAACATATGAAAAAATAGTAGAGAACTGTTTTAGATATTTAGATATCAACGATATTGATAAAATCAATCGCTTAACGATTAATGAATATAAGTATTTGATGTCAGGTGCTAAATATAAGCTTGTTGATCAACAGGAACAAATTTTCTTGTTGGCGTGGGCCATTCGACAAGCTAAGTCTAGGAAAAAAAGCGGTAGATATTTTTATCGCACATTTAATCAATTCTTTAATCGTAAAAAAATCGAAAATCAGTTGGATAACAAAAAAGATACTTCCTCTCTTATTTCAAGAATTCAAGAAGCAATAAAAGTACAAGAAGGGAAGTGATAATTATTGGAAACATATAGTGTAAAGGCCGTACTTAGTGCTGTTGATTCAAACTTTACAAGCACTATGAAAACAGCTAATAGCAGTCTTGCAGGAATTAAAACTGCAAGTGAAAGTGCCACAAGTTCCATTATGAAAATTGCTAGTGGTATAGGTGTTTTTAAAGCATTATCTGCAGGTGCTAATATGCTGACAAGCTCAGTCAGTGGTGCAGTTGATAGATATGATACATTAACAAAATATCCAAAAGTATTAACTAATCTCGGATATAGTACACAACAAGCGAATAAATCGACAGTTAAGTTGAAGGATGGTATACAAGGTTTACCAACAGCTTTAGATGATGTTGTTAAAACATCACAAAGACTTACTGTTTTAACAGGTAATCTAGATAAATCTACTGATACGACATTAGCTTTGAACAATGCTTTTCTGGCTAGTTCGGCTTCTGCTTCAGATACATCAAGAGGTATGGAACAGTATATACAGATGCTTTCAAAAGGGACTGTTGATATGCAGTCTTGGAGAACATTACAAGAAACAATGGGCTATGCATTAAGTGAAACAGCAAAGCAACTTGGAATTGCAAGCGGTTCTTCTAATGAATTATATAGTTCGTTACAATCTGGGCAAATTACATTTGATCAATTAAATGATGCCCTGATTGAATGTTCTACCAGAACAGGTGGCTTTGCTGAAATGGCATTGGAAGCAAGTGGCGGAATTAAGACATCATTCGCTAACATCCAAACCGCTATTAAGAGTGGCATGGAAGGAACGATTTCAGCTATCGATACAATGTTGAGTAATTCAGGGTTGCCTAAAATTCAAGAAATGTTGGATGATGTCAAAAAAGGAATAAACAAAGTTTTCGGAAGCTACACATTATTAGATGATGGTACTAAAAAGTTTAACGGAGGTTTAGTACAGGCTGTTGCAAATTTTGATAACCTTAAGGGATTAGCTATGCAGACAGGATCTATTTTAGCTGGACTGACAGTAGCGACTGGAAGTGTTGATTATATAAAAGTTTTAGGTGGAGGGTTTGATGCTCTTTCACTTAAAACAAAGCTATTTAATAAAAGTTTAGCTGATACAAAAAATAAAATTTCTGTAGTAAGTAAAGTGCTTAAAGGAAATTTGTCATTAGGAACTAATGAATTTAAAAGACTGACGGCTAGTAGCCAAGTTCTTGCCGAAAAGGTAACAATTTTAAAAGGTGCACTTAACGGACAATTTGGGTCAGATGCATTTGGAAAATTGAGCAAAACAAGCCAAAAGTTTGCAAATGACATAGAAAACATTTTTCCACGCTTTGATAATATTACAAATAAACTAGATGAAGTAAAAAGTAAATTTTCAAAATTAATACCTGATTCAACAAAATCAAGTATTGATAATTTTAAAAATTTAATGAGTGGTAGCATGTCTATTGGAAAAGACAAAGTAAATAGTTTGGGTGATTCAATTGCTCAAATGTCATTCAAATTTCAAAGTGCTACAGGAAGATTTTCAAAAGACGGTCCTAAAATTTGGAAAGTTTTTAACAAACTCTCTAGTGTATCAGGGTATATATCAAACAAGATATCGCCAAAGTTAGGAAAAGCTATAAGTGCAGGATTTAAACAAATTCCTAACGCAGGTGCTAAAGCTTTAACATCAATGACTAGTGCTATGTCAAAAATATTTGCAATTGCTATGAAATCAGTAGGACCTGCAGCTATTTTAGGATTAGTTGTTGCTGGTTTAGGAATTGTAAACAATCAGTTTGGAAGTCAAATTGATCAAATGATTGCCACGGTTGTTACACAGGCACCTAAAGTGATTAGTAATTTTGTAAAAGGAATTACTAGTCAAATGCCTATGTTAGCAAGTTCAGGAGCACAGTTACTAGTTCACTTATCAGTCGGAATAGCCAAAACATTACCACTTGTTGTAAATGCAGGTATGCAGATATTAAATTCAATTATTCAGGGAATATCAGCTAACGCTCAATCAATTGTTAAAAGCGCGTTGCTAATTGTTGGTACTTTAGGTGGCGCAATATTAAATGCAGTTCCACAGTTATTAGGAATGGGACTACAAGTGCTTACTTCAATTACACAAGGTATCCTAGATAATATGCCTTTAATATTGGTAGGAATTCAAACCATGATTACCAATACTACAACAGCAATTCAAACGAAACTGCCTACAATGATACAAATGGGAGTTCAAATACTTCAAAATATTGCAACTGGTATCGTTCAAATGCTACCACAAATAGTCGTAGGAGCAATCCAAATTATTACAACATTAATTGATACAATCAGTGGAAATCTTCCTACAATCCTTAATAGTGCGGTAGAAATCATCAATACATTAGTTGATGGTTTAATCAATAATTTACCGCAAATAATCAATGCTACAGTTGAGTTGATAGGAGCAATTTTAAGTGCAATTATTACAAATCTCCCTCAAATCATGACTGCAGGTGTTCAAATTATCTTGAAGTTGGTTTCAGGATTGATTTCAGCAATACCTCATGTTATTTCGGGTGTGGCTAAGGTTGCTAAGAAAATTATTTCAACTTTCAAGGATACAAACTGGTTAGAAGTCGGTATCAATATTATCAAAGGAATTGCTAAAGGGATTTCTAGTGCTGCCGGTCAGTTATGGAACGCTGCAAAAAGTGTGTTAGGTTCATTCAAAGATAAGGTACTAGGATTCTTTGGAATTCATTCACCATCTCGTTGGGGTTCTTGGGTAGGCAGAATGCTTGATACAGGAGTTGCTAAAGGTATTAAAGGTAAAGCTAGGTTGATTGCAAATCAAGCTAAAATGATGTTTGATACAGTATCTTCTTATGTAAGTGATATTAGTAATCTCGGTATGCAATATTCATTTGCGGGAGAAATAGGAGCAATAACTGTGGACCACTACGTAGATTACAACGATAACTATATCAACAGTAATGGAGGAGATGCTGACAAGAATGAATACTATTTCAATATTACAAACGAAATGGACGGAAAAGAAATCAGCAAAGCTACTTATAAATACGATCAGGAAAACACTAAGAAAGATGAAAAATTCTTAAAGAAATTGAGAGGTGATAAATAATGTCTTATAAATTCATAGATGTAGATGATGCTATTGAATCGTTTCTACCTGCTGAGGCAATGTCATATAACGGAGTTTATCTTGAAAATGAAATAGAAGGGTATAGAACATTAAATGTGAGCGGACGTGAATTAATGTCCGCTTCTATTAAAAGCTCCTCTGTTGATGGAATTAGTGGTTCTAAATATCAATATAAGACATATACATCTCGTACAATCACAGTAAAGTTTCAATTGATATGTGATACTGATAGAAAATTTAGAGAAGCGTTTAATAGAATGAATCAAATTTTAAGTGCGGAACAAGTTAAAGTTATTTTTAATGACGAACCTGATAAATACTTTATTGGAACAAAAGAAGGAAATACAGATATCGAACCCGGGAAAAATAGCGTTATTGGTGAGTTTGATATTTATTGTGCAGATCCTCGTAAATATTCCACATCTTTAAAAGAATTCGAAGGAGTTATCGAAGATGGAAGTCTAGTAGCTAATATTATTAATAATGGTACTGAAGATGCAATCATTGATTACGAGATAACAAATAATGCTGAAAGTGGATATTTAGGAATTACTTCTGAAAAAGGAACAATGGAATTTGGAAAAATAGAAGAAGCTGACGGAGAAGACTATCAACAAAATGAAACTCTCGTATGGTTAGACGATTTCATAAAATTATCTGATGATGTAGGTGGATATGATGCGATGCACCCAATCTATGGAACAAGGGGATCATTAGGCACTTCAACATGGTTTGGCCACACTTTTTTGAGAATGACAAATGCAGGAAGACCATACAATACAGCTGGCGGAGGATTGAGGACCTTAATATTGCCTGTTGATTCTAATGGGGATAAAGGAGCAGTAAATTTCTACTCTTATTTTCATCTGATTTTTTATGCTGGAGCTTGGGGACAAACTGGAGAAATGAGCATTTCATTTTTAACGGAAGATGATAAGTTTATTTGCGGTGTAAATTGGTATAAGTCAGGGAAAAATGACAACACAGGGTATTATGAATTGATGTGCTACGATCCAAAAGCAACGTCGAAATCTAACCCTGCAGCCAAAGTTCTTAGAACGTACACTTATACAACTTCCCATCTTCATACTGAAAATCCTTGGTATTGGAATTGGGGACATTGTGATATTAGAAAGATAGGTTCTGAGCTTCAATTTTATTACTGGGGTAGCTATCCTAAATACAATATTCCTGAAATCAAAGATATGAAGTGTGCAAAAGTTCAAATAGCAATAAAAGAATATGATAATCACAGTCAAATGTCATATTATGGATTTAATAATTTCTATTTTCAAAAAATGTATGTAGACAAATGGAAAGATGTTCCAAATAGATATCCTGAAGGGTCAATTCTAACAATTGATGGAGAAACTTCACATTTTTTTGTTAACGGTATGCAAAAACAAAGTGAAGAAGTTTTAGGAACAACCTATTTTAAAGCACCTCCAGGTGAAATGAAAATAAAATTTCATGTTAGCACATGGACTAAAACACTCCCAAGTGTAAAAGTTAGGATTAGAGAGGTATGGTTATAATGAATTGCATTAGAATAGCGGTTTTAAGTGCATATGATGAAGTATGCACTTTTTTAGATAATTCAATTACAAAAGCAATGCATTATTGGAACGATGAGCTACACACGTATTTAAAAGGTGGAGCGTATACTTACAGTTTTAAAACATTTACCGACTATGAAGATGCTCAATATCTGACTGTCGGAAACAAAATATCGTTCATTTACAAAGATAAAGGATATTATTTGAATATTGTTGATGTAGATAGGGATGAGGTATATACAACAGTAACTGCCTATGGTCTCTCTTTGGAATTAACGAATGAAGAGACAGGACCATACAAAGCAACAGGAGCAATGTCTTTTGAACAATATATAAATGCTTTTAATTTTGAAAAGCCTTTTGTAATAGGAGTAAATGAAGTTTCTGATAAACGTATCACCCATGAATGGGAAGGAACTGATACGATTCTTGCTAGATTGTTTTCTTTAGCAAATGTTTTTGATGCTGAATTAGAGTTCATTACTGAACTTGATAGAAATTATTCCTTAAAAAGGATCGTTATGAATATTTACAGAGAACACGACAGCAAGCATCAAGGCCTTGGAAATGACAAGAGAGGTCAGGGAAATATCCGCTATGGAAAAGAAATAACAGGAATATCGAAGAAAAGTGATATCACTGAATTATATACAGCCATAAGACCAACTGGAACTGATGGCTTAACTTTATTGAATCTTGATAAAAAAGAATATGACGATGATGGGAATCTTGAGTATTCAAGCCCAAAAGGGACTATTGAAATTTTAGCACCTCAAGCAAGAGACAGATTCCCATCTACTTTAATGGCAGGTATCAATGGACGTTATATCTGCAAAGTTTGGAGCTATGATACAGACAATCCAGAAACATTATATGGTCAAGCGTTGGCTCAATTAAAAAAGAATTGTGTTCCGCAAGTATCATATACCGTTGACGGTTATATCGATGCCGAAATAGGAGATACATTCATTATTGAAGACAGTGAATACGCTCCAACGCTATATTTAGAAGCTAGAATTACTGAACAGTCAATATCATTCACAAATAGAGATAACTGTAAGACGACTTTTGACAATTTCGAAGAGTTACAATCACAAATCAATGAAAATTTGATTGATGAAATGAAATTATTGATAAATGCAAATAAGTTATATGATGCATCTATTGGCACAGATAACGGAATATTATTTAAAAATAGAGATGATGTATCAAAACTTACAGCTCTTATAAAAGATAATGGCAATGACATAACATCAAATTACAAAATCAAATGGTATAAAGATGGAAATGAGATTTCTACAAATCAAACTATAACTGTTAAGGCATCTGATTTTGAAGATAAAGCTATTTATAGATTTGAAGCGTTAAATGGTCAAAACATAAAAGCAAATTGTGAAGTTACTTGTATGTTCTTAAAAAATGGTGAAAAAGGTGACAATGCCTATGTTCACATTATGTATGCTGATGATGAAAACGGTAAAAATATGTCATCTAATCCAAACGGAAAATCATACATGGGACAGTATACCGATAATTCAATGTATAATTCTGAAAATCCTAGTGATTATATTTGGGCAAAGATAGAAGGAAAAACAGGAAAAGGAGTTGCAACACACGTTACACAATATTATCTTTCTACATCGGATACGGAATGTAGCAATGGTTCGTGGAGTGAAAAACAGCAAGATTGGGTTAAAGGATGTTACTACTGGACTAGAGAATATACTACATGGACCGATGGAAGCTCATCAACTAGTGAGCCGATTTTAGAAGAAGGGTTGAATAATGCAATCAATACAGCAAAGGATGTAGAAAATGATGTTGTCAATTTCAAAAATTTAACAGCTGAAAAATTCACCGCAATTAACGGACAGTTTAATGGAATTGATACCGATATAGCCAATATTAATAAATCGTTGTCTGCACAAGAAGCCAGTATCAAAAAATTAGATGCTGAAAAACTAAGTGCCAATGAAGCTGAACTTTCTTATGCAAAGATTGATGCTTTAGAGACAGTTAGTGGTAAATTCAATACTTTAGAATCAGACTATGGCAAATTTAAAGAATTAACTACAACTAATATTACAGGTATCACTGCTGATATTAAGCGAATCAAAACTGATAATGTTGATATTGCGGGTAGAGTAACAGCCAATGAAGGTTCGATTAAAAACTTAAATACGGATAAATTAAACTCTGCTGATGCCTATTTAGTTTTTGCTAAGATTAGTGATTTAAATGCTACAAATGCAAATATCACAAACTTGAATGCAAATTTAGCTAAGATCAGTACTCTATTAAGTGGCTCGGTAACAGCTGGATCAACTGAAACAATCGTATTAAATGCAAAAAATACAACTATCGAAAATGCGTTGATAAAGGACGCTATGATTGACAGTCTTTCTTTTAATAAATTGAAAGGTATCGACATCAATACAACTAAACTTACTGTCCACTCAAATGATGGCAAGTCTACTTGGAAAGATAACACTATTAAAATTGCTGACAGTTCAAGGACACGTGTACAAATCGGTAAAGATAGTGAAGGTGACTACAATATTTACATTTGGGATAAAGCAGGAAATCTTATGTTTGATCCATTAGGTCTAACTGATAAAGGGGTAACAAGAGAAGTTATTGATAATTCGAATGTAAAAGAAAATGCTGGAATTGCTGGTTCCAAATTAGATATAGATTCAGTGATTAGCTCAATAAATGGAAGTACTACTGCAATTAAATCATCACAAATAAAATTCGATGATAAGAATCAAACATTGGATATTGTTTTTAAATCAATGGAAACTTCTTTGTCTAACCAGGAAAAGACCATTGCAACAATTCAAAATAATGTTAAAAGTACTAATGATATTGCTAGTTCAGCACTTTCTTCCGCTAAAAATGCGAATACGGATGCATCTAATGCGTTGTCACAAATAAAATCTGTTGAAGAAAAAGTTACATCAAATACAACTGCCATCAACACGGCAAATGGAAAAATCAATACACTAATTACTGACGTAACACAGTCTAAAACGGATATCACAACTGTAAAAGGAGACATCTCAACAACCAAAGCAAATGTTGCAACGTTACAAAATAATTACAGTTCGTTGACTCAAACTGTAAACAGTCTAAACAGTACACTTGGCAGTCATACCAGTACAATTGCAACAATTCAAAACAACTTAAAAAACACTACTGATAAGATTGATAATTTGTCAATCGGCGGTCGCAACTTGTTGAAACAATATATAAGAGCTGGTGGTCAAACTATTAAAATAAGCGATACTTCAATTAAATTAGTAGGTAACGGTCTTGATACTTTTTTCTTTTTAAAGCCATGGGTATCTTTAACTATAGGAGAAACGTATACAATCTCTTTTGATGCAAGTGGAGTTCCGGATGGGTGTAAGTGGTCATTTGGTATAAACAACCAGTTAGCATCTTTCAAATTTTATATCACAAAAAATGGTAGAAATTTTGCAACTGGTCAAATGGCTTCTACAATAGGTGCAGATGCTGATTTTATTATTGATGACTATAGTAATAGACCTTCTGGAGCACAAAGTATTATCTTATCAAATTTTAAACTAGAAAAAGGTAATAAAGCTACCGACTGGACACCTGCTCCTGAAGATACACAAACACAAATAACAACAATCAGTGATAAGCAATCAACTTTTGAGCAAACTTTATCAGGATTGAGCAATACTGTATCAAGCTTGGAATCTACTGTTAAAACTAAAGCTGATAATTCAACTGTAAGTTCATTAAGTACTACAGTCAATACATTAAAAAGCGATCTAAGCGGATTTAAAACAAGCGTTTCTCAAACGTATGCAACTAAAACAGAATTGAACACTGCAAACAGCAATATTACTTCCTTGACAAGTCGTGTTCAAACAGCAGAACAAAAACTGACAAAAGATGGAATCACTAATATTGTCAGTGATTACTATACTAAGAAAACTGATTTTGATAATTTGCAAGTTGGTGGTCGGAACTTACTTAAAAATAGTCATGCTACTGAACAAGTATATACTTATCCTTCGTCAAGTTATAGTGACAAAGCTTCGTGGGTAACTTCTGTACCTTTAAATGGAGATACTTATACATTATCGTTTTGGGCTAAATCGACTGTTGCAAAAGATGTAGTTAGAGTGCACTTTTATAGTCCATCTAATATTATTTCCGTAAAAGGTAGTCAAGGACAAGTTTCGTCCGCAATAGATGGTCTATGCGATTTTACATTGACTACAACGCTCACCAAATATTGGGTTACTTATAAAATCCCAAAAGGTGGTAATTCAACTAGAAGTATAATCATTCCTAGATTGGTAAATGGTGCTGGAACAGGAACGATTACAGTTAAATGGGAAAAATTAGAAGAAGGTAATAAAGCTACTGATTGGACACCTGCTCCTGAAGATATTAATACATCAATTTCTTCTGTCAAAACTGTAGCCGACCAAACCGCAACAAAATTTTCATGGTTAGTCAAGTCGGGAACAAGTGCTACTGATTTTCAATTAACCGATAGAACTGCTACGTTGGTTGCCAGTCAAATCAACCTAAATGGGTTGGTATCATTCGGCGGGTTAAATTCAGATACTCAATCTAAAATCAACAATGCCAGCAGTAATGCGTCTACAGCTTTAAGCACAGCCAATACTGCCAAATCTACGGCATCAACAGCTAAGAGCACAGCAGATACAGCAAAAAGTACAGCGGATAGCGCTAAATCTACTGCATCATCAGCGTTAACAACTGCAAACAGTGCAAGCAGTACGGCATCAACCGCTAATAGCAATGCCAGCAGTGCTTTGACAACTGCGAACAGTGCGAAATCACTTGCCGATACATTAAATGGTAACACGTTAAAAAGACATCAAATTACTGTCAGTCTAGCTTCTAGTTCTTATGATGTCAGCAAGTATTATCCAGTTCTTTTAAATGCCGGAATACCGACAAATGGGACATATACTTATGAAGTTAATGTTCAATTAAATTCAGGAACGAAACCATCATGGGCTACTCATTCAGGAGGCTTTACGTGCAATTTAAAAGCAAATGTTAAAGCAAATGGTTGGGGAACAACAAACGGATATGGTTGGATAGAAGATAATTATTATTCATTTTGTGATAAAATGCCAGCATACATTACTCAATTTGGATATAGATCAAAAATCGTCTTTTATTTAAGAGGTGGGGGAACATATTATATTTATTCGCCACAAGTAAATGACAGCGCAACAATTTATACAGCAAAAACAAATCTTTATGATTCAACTTATCCTTATTATGTAGAGCCAACCACAAGTCCATCAAACGGGTTTGATATTGTTCAACCTGCAACTATAGGTTCATGGTGCGCAGCAAACGATAAAACACTTATCAACGGGGCAAAGATTTACACGGGTTCCATTACTGCATTGCAAATTGCATCTGGAACTATAACAGCGGATAAAATCGCATCCAAAGCCATTACAACAGATAAGCTCAATGTAAGCAGTCTTAGCGCAATCTCAGCCAATTTAGGAACTGTTACCGCCGGTTCAATATCTATCAATGGCAAGTTTTCTGTTACTTCATCGGGTGTCTTAACTGCCACAAGTGGAACCATTGGTGGATGGAAGATTGAAGATACGAAAATCTCGTCAAGTGATGGAGGAATGTCGGTTTGGAATGAGATGTCATTGACGTCTGACGCATCTTTAAGTTCGGTTCAGTATAATAAGGCAGATAGTATGCAATATAGAACAAAATTGTATGCTGGAATGATTGATATTGGATATCAGGCTTATGGAGAAACGGATAATACATCATTAGAAAGAGGTGTAAATATTTCAGGAGGACTTTTGAATTTTTATAACGCTTCAAACAATTCTGTTGGTGCTATAGAAGTTGATAATTCAGGGCCTTCTTTAAAAATATCCGCTTCAAAATCTTTAGATGTTATTACAAAGGCATACACATTTAAAGTAAATAACAAACAAGTATATATGTTTGGATTACAATCAACATATGATTTTTAATTAGGAGGTATTTTAAATGAAACATATTACATCAAAAATCTTCGGGGGGGGTGCAATATTTACTATTAGATATTGTGCCTTAAGAAAGAAGGTGTGCTTCTAAATTAGTTAGTAAGCATTTGAAAGGTGGTATCCAATGGCTTTCATAGATTTCTTTGGAAATTTTGTCAGGAAGAAGGATGTCTATCTTAAATATTCAACGTCAGAATAATGGACGGGCGAATGTTGGTTAGATGGTCACAAAATCTATCAGGTATCCTACAATTTAGGAACGATCAATGCTTTTAAAAAGATCACCAACATACCTAATTTTGATAGAGTCGTTAGATTTGAATATTCCACAAGAGAAAACGATAAATTTAGCGGTGTAAACGGTACTGCTAATATTGATTTGTTTGTTACGACAGGTTCGGATGTTTATATAAACACAAACGGAAAAACAAGGTATGATGTTGTATTGACATTGTGGTATACAAAAACAACGGGATAACATTATTTCAAATTCAATTGATTTAGAAGCAAAACTATGAGTTTTGTTGATTTTTTCGGTAATAAAGTTAGAGCAAAGGATGTAGTATATTCTGATAACAGCAATTTAGAGATTTCAAAAGAATGGAAACGCATAGATATGAACTGTGGTGGGTTTAAAACAATTACAGTAGATTTGTCAAAATATAATGAATTGCTTCTCACCATAGGAACATATCCAGCGGATCAGTATAGAATATTGAGTTCTACAGTAATTCCTAAATTAGCTTTAGAAAAAATGATAGGGCAAGATAGTAACGGTTATTTTCAGGCTAGATATAGCGATTATTATTGGGCTGGATTAGATTATTTAGGAAATAATAAAATTCGTTATCGTACGAGCAATAATGATGGCTTGGCTACTGTTTGGGCTAGATAACCAATAAAAATAGTAAATATTAATCAATATGTCTTTTATAGATTTTTTTGGAAACGTAGTAAGAAGGAAAGATGTATATTTTAAGTATTCTACTGATGAGCAGTGGACAGGGGAGTACTGGATTGACGGTAAGAAAATATATTGCAAGGTAGTATCTGTACGTGGATTTACTAAAGACAAATACGTAGCACATAACATTTCAAACTTGCACAGGGTGTTGAGTTGCGATTTGTTTGTAAAGTTCAATGATGGAACAAACCACATGATGCCACGTGCACATAAAGATAACGATCATGATGGTATCTCTGTTCAAGTGACTAAAACAAATTTAATATTACAGGTCGGTCAATCAAATGGTTTTGCTGATGCAACAGGGTATGCGATACTGAAATATATTAAAAATAATTAAAAAAAATAGAGGAGAATATCAAAAATGGAAATTACAACAAAGGGAAATAAAAATGTAACTTTAACTAAAGAAATTTATGTAGATGGAAAAATGGTAAAAACTATTTCCGCTACAATCAACGAAAATGGGGAATCTATTTCATTTAACACTGATTATGTATATGACATGGAACTTTACAAATCTAACAGAGAAGCTATTAGAAAAATTGAAGCTGATTTTGAGGATGAAGCATTTACAGAACAAGATAAAATTATTGAAAATTCTAGTGTATCTAGCGATAAAGAAGGAAAATAAAGATGAAAATCAAAGATATTTTAAACAGTAAAAATGTATTAGTTAAATTAAATAATACGGCTGGTATGTCTAGTGTAGTAGCATATCGTGTAGGAAAAAATATTAAATTATTGGATGATGAATTAAAGCCTTATGATGATGCACGTACGAAAGTATTAGAAGAAGCTGCAAATAAGGATAAAGACGGAAAAGCTATCATTGATGAAGCAACACGTCAATATGACATTCCAGAAGACAAGTTGCAAGAAGCTTTACAAGAAATTGAAAAACTTCAAGATGAAGATATCAACATTGATATTAGAAAAGTAACTGTAGAAGATATCAATAAAGCTGAGTTGACTCCTAGAGAATTAATGTCAATTGAATTTATGTTAGAAGTTTAGAAGGTGAGGAAAATGGAAAAAATGGAAATGTTGTTTAATTATTTACAAGCACATAGAATGTTGGCGCTTGTTGCTTTTGTCATTATTTTTGATTTATTCTTAGGTGTAATGAGATCATTCAAAGAGAAAAAGACAAACTCTACAATTGGAATTGATGGAATGATTAGAAAAGTAAGCATGATTGCATGTTTGCTTTTTTTAGTTGTACTTGATTTTCTAATTCATTTAGATTTGATTGCGTGGTTGCCATCACAAATACTAGATATCTTTAAAGCAATCGGTATCACCACAATTGGAATTAGTGATGTGTTTGCTTTATTATTTATTGTTTTTGAATTGTTAAGCATTCTAAAAAATTGGGCATTAATTGGACTTCCAATGTTTAAAGGGGTTAATGAAAAAGTGACTAGATTTCTTGAAACATTTACTGATGAAATGCCAAGTATAAATAAAAATGAATAGTTGAAGAGAGCGAATAGCTCTCTTTTATTATGATTAACAACAAAAAAATTGCAAAAAATGGTTGTTAAACAGTCTTGAAACAGTAAAAAAACTAATTTATGAAGAAAGGAGATTATAAAAATGAAATTTAAAAGAGCTTTTGAATTAATGAAAAATGGAGCAAAAATTAAGCTCCCTTCATGGGGTGGTTATTGGTATTGGGATAATGAAAAGCAAACAGTAATCATGCACACAAAAGATGGAAAAGAAATGGATATTAGAGAAACTGAAAGAGTTATCTATACGTTATCGAATATTCTTGATGATCAATGGCAAGTTGCTGACGAGGAAAACTGTCCACAATTAGGAGGCGTGGCCACTTTTGGATTTGACGAAGCAATCAAATATCTAAAAAGAGGAATGAAACTTGCTAGAAAAGGTTGGAATGGCAAAGAGCAATATATTGAACTTGCTACAAATGTATCATTTAAAACACCTAATGATGAAGTTATTAATGTAGATCATGCAGATATGGGTAACAAAGCAATTGCTTTTCATGGCACAAGCGGTGTGCAGTTAGGATGGTTAGCAAGTCAAAGTGATATGTTATCAGAAGATTGGACTTTTGTAGAATAGGAGGAAAGTAAACGATGATTAAAGTATTTATTAGTCAACCAATGAGAGACAAAACAAACGAACAAATTAAAGCAGAAAGAAAAAGAGCTCTAGATGAAATTAAAGCTTTATATCCTAATGAGGAAATTGAAGAAATTCAATCTTTCTTTGAAGATGTACCGCATGATGCAACACCTCTTTGGTATTTAGGAGAAAGTATCAAATTATTAGGTCGAGCGGACTTTGCTTATTTTTGTAAGGAATGGGACAAATATAGAGGATGTATTGCTGAAAATACTATTTGCAATTTATATGAAATCCCACATATTGAAGAACGCATTGAAGAAAATTAAGGAGGCAATGAAATATGGGTTTAATTGTTGGTTCAGCTAGAATTGATGAAAACGGTAATTTAAAAAATGGAAAGACTGGTGATCAAACAAGAAAAGAAGTCTCAACACAAGCATACTATACACATAAAAAAGGTTGGTATGTGTTAAGAGCAAAAAGTGTAGCTCATGCAAATGCTTTAGCTACAGCTATGAAACAAGCTTGCGACAATAATAAAATTGGTTATGACCAAAATGAAAGAAACGGAGTTATTACTCAATTAAAAAAATATGGTTCATTAGATAAAATTGCTAGAGCTACTGAATGTGATTGTTCATCATTAGTTAGAGCTTGCATCATTCAAGCTACCGGCAAAGACGTTGGGAATATCACTACAGCTAATGAAGCAAGTGTATTAGAAGCAAGTGGCTTGTTTGAAGCTAAAAAATCTGTTACTGGTGAAGGAATGCTATACAATGGTGATATTCTTGTAACTAAAACTAAAGGTCATACTGTTATTGTAGTGAGTGGCAGAGCTAGAAACGGAGCTACAACTTCTAATGCATCTAAGCCTAAATCATATTTATCAAAAGGCGATAAAGGTAATGATGTAAAAACGATGCAAACAATGTTGATTGCTGTAGGTTACTCTTGCGGTTCGTATGGTGCAGATGGAGATTTCGGAAGTGACTCGGATAAAGCGTTAAGAAAATTCCAAGGAGATTATAGCTTGACGGTTGATGGGAAATATGGGTCAAAATCTAAAGCAAAATTAGAGTCTGTTTACAATCAAAAGAAATCTTCTAAATCTTTAGGAACATATAAAGTTACAGCTAAATCAGGCTTATACGTAAGAGAAGGTGCAGGGACTAATTACGATATTGTTCCTAAAAACAAATTAACTAAAAATGCACAAGAACACGCTAAATCAAACGGAGCATTAAGATATGGTACTCATGTTACAGTAAAAGAGTGGAAAAATGGTTTTGCAAGAATTCCATCAGGATGGGTAAGTGGAGACTATTTAAAAAAGGTGTAA